TATTCAGAAAGAAAAGAAACAACTTGATATTAAAACTAAAATTATTGAGCGAACTGGATTTGATGAAGTTATGATGGTTGACGATAGCTTGCTTTCTGGTAGTAGTTCGGAGTATAATACGATTAAGGATAATATTCAGTATAAGACTAATAGATGAAAATTGCGATTATCACTGATACCCATTATGGAGCACGTAAGGGTTCTAAGCATCTCCACGATTACTTTGAACTCTTTTACGATAATGTCTTTTTCCCAGCGTTAGAGGAGCATAATGTGGGTGCTGTTATCCATATGGGTGATGCATTTGATAGTCGCAAGTCCATTGATTATCAAAGTCTAGAATGGGCAAAGCGTGTTGTATTTGATCGACTTGCCAAATATGAAACACATATGATTATTGGTAATCATGATTGTTATTATAAAAATACTAATGATGTAAATTCACCAGAACTACTTCTTCAAACGTATTCTAATATTAAGACCTATGGTTCTCCGACAGAAGTTCAGATAGATAATCTTAATGTATTGTTTATTCCTTGGATCAATTCTGAAAATTTTAAGGATACTGTCAATGCAATTGAAGTTTCAACTAGCAAGTATGTGATGGGGCACCTTGAGCTCAACGGATTTAGAGCTCATCGCGGACATGTCATGGAAGACGGCATGGACTGCAAACTATTTGAAAAGTTTGATAAGACATTTTCGGGTCATTACCATACACGATCAGACAACGGACAAATCTTTTACTTAGGTAATCCATATGAGATGTTCTGGAATGATGTGAACGATCCTCGTGGTTTCCACATTCTTGATACGGATGACCATACCCTAACTCAGATTAATAATCCTTATAAATTATTTTATAACATCTATTATGAGGATACCCCATACCAGATGTTTGATGCTTCTGAATATGAGAATAAAATTGTAAAGGTTATTGTTAGGAAAAAAACCAATCCTAAGGCATTTGAGAAGTTTATCGACAAACTTTATGTTTCTGGAATTCAAGATTTAAAGATTGTAGAAAATTTTGAAATTCAGGAAAGTGAAGATTTTGAAATTGATGAGGACGAAAATACTCTATCAATTTTAAATCGATATATTGAAGAAGCAGAAATGGAATTTGATAAGAGTGTTATCAAAAACATTTTTCAAGATCTATACAGGCAAGCTTGCGAAGTGGAGTAACATGTTTCTTCTCACCCTCAAAGACAAACAAGATGACGGTGCATATGCCGTTCAAGATGCTCAAGGAGATAAGGTTTTGTTTTTATTTGAGGATGAAGATGATGCAGAACGCTATGCTATGCTTCTAAAGGAAGATCCTGATTATGAGAAGGTCATGCAAGTTATAGAAGTAGATGATGACCTTGCAATAAAGACGTGTAAGATGTATAATTACAAATATGCAGTGGTAACTCCTGACGATATTGTTATTCCGCCTAAACCACAGAGATGATCCTTTTTAAAAAGATTCGTTGGAAAAATTTCCTTTCTACTGGAAATCAACTAACGGAGATTGATTTTGAGAAAAACAATACGAATTTAATTATTGGAACAAATGGCGCAGGTAAATCCACTATTCTGGATGCGCTAACTTTTGTTCTGTTTAATAAACCATTTCGTAAAATTAATAAACCACAGTTGGTTAATACAACAAACGAGAGAGAATGTCTCGTTGAGTTGGAATTTACTGTGAACAGTCGCGATTATCTTGTACGTCGTGGAATTAAACCAAATGTATTTGATATTGAAGTAAATGGAACTTCTCTGCATAAACAAGCAGATGATCGTGCTAATCAAAGAGTTTTAGAGCAGAGTATTCTTAAATTAAACTACAAGTCTTTTACTCAGATTGTTATTCTTGGTAGTAGCACCTTTGTTCCTTTCATGCAGTTAACTACCACTAATCGTCGTGAAGTTATTGAAGATCTTCTTGATATTCGTATCTTCTCTGCGATGGGTAACTTAATTAAAGATAAAATTAGAGAAAAGAAAGATCAAATTAAATCTCTTGATCTTAAAAAACAAACGATCAGAGACAAAATGAAGATGCAGCAGAACTTCATTGAAGAACTTGAGAATCGTGGTAATGCCAATATTGATTCTAATAATGTAAAAATTGACAAGTTGGATGAAGAAGTTTCTCATTATATAAAGCAAAATTCTATCCTTGAAGAGAATATTCATGGATATACTAAAGAGCGGGAAAGTGTTACTGGTGCTGCTAAAAAATTATCAAAACTAAACACTCTTAGGGGAAAGATATCTCAAAAAGTAAGCACAATTACTAAAGAACATAAGTTTTTCTCAGAAAATACGGTTTGTCCTACTTGCCAGCAAGATATTGAAGAAGAGTTTCGGTTAAATAGAATTAGTGACGCTCAAAATACGGCAAAAGAACTGAAGCAGGGATTTGATGAACTTGAATCCACTATTAAGTTTGAACAAGAAAGAGAGCGTCAATTCAATACCTTTTCTAAGGAGATTATAAAACTAACACATGGCATTTCTCAAAACAATACTCGGATTGGCCTTAACCAAAGACAAATCAGAGATCTTGAACATGAAATTCAAATTATTACCAGTAACCTGCAGAACAGAAATACTGAACATGAAAAGTTAGAAGAGTTTAGGGAAAATCTCCAAAAGACAATTGAATACCTTTCTGATAGAAAACAAGAAGTCGTTCATCACGACTTTGCCTATTCTCTACTTAGAGATGATGGCGTAAAAACTAAGATCATTAAGAAGTATCTTCCATTTATTAATAAACAGGTAAATCGTTACCTGCAGATGATGGACTTCTATATCAACTTCAAACTTGATGGGGAGTTTAGTGAAACTGTTGAATCTCCTATTCATGAGGACTTTTCTTATAGTTCTTTTAGTGAAGGTGAAAAGATGAGAATTGATCTAGCACTACTTTTTACATGGCGAGAAGTTGCTAGAGTCAAAAACTCTGTTAACACCAACCTATTGATTATGGATGAAGTTTTTGATTCATCTCTCGATGGATTTGGAACTGATGAGTTTCTTAAGATTATCCGATATGTAATCAAAGATGCAAATATCTTCGTAATTTCACATAAGTCTGAACTGCATGATAAGTTTGAAAATGTGATAAAATTTGACAAAGTAAAAGGATTTTCTCGTATTGTGCAATGAATTGGAGGGAAGAATACAAGCAGTTCACTAGTAACAAAAAAGAACTTGATCTGCTAGAAAACGGACCAAAGAGTCTGGCACAGTCATGGCATATGCAGGCCATGTATAATAAGTGGAAACGTATTAAGGGAATTTCCGATGAACACCCCTAACTGGCAACACCACTCCAAGAAGGAGCAGAAACGAACTCTCAAACCTCAAGCAATGAGAGCAAGGAGAGAGGCACTCAGACAGTTCAAGAAGCGTCACATGAACCGCCCAGATAAGGCGGTTTCGTCGTATTATGAGTCCATACGAATGATGTTACTTCATGACGGTCAATCACGAAATCAAATCACACCTTGCTAAACTACTGGCAACTGAAGATCTGGTTGTAGAGCACCGTCACGTTGAAACTGCACAGTTCAATGTTCATACTCGTGTTCTAACTCTCCCGATGTGGGAGAAAGCGAGTGGTGTTGTTTATGATATGTTGGTTGGACATGAGGTGGGACACGCTCTTTACACCCCTGATCGCAATTGGTTACTGGAGAAAAAAATTCCTCCACAACTGGTGAATATTGTTGAAGATGTTCGCATTGAAAAACTGATGAAGCGTCGTTACGCTGGTATCCCTAAGACTTTCTATCGTGGTTATCAGGAACTTTCTGATGAGGATTTCTTTGCCCTTGAGAATGAAAATATTGATTTGATGAATCTCGCAGATCGTATCAATCTGCATTTTAAAATTGGTAATTTTGTTCAAATTCCTTTTAAATCTTCAGAAGAAAATATTTTTGTCAAAAAAGTTGCTGAGTGTGAAACATTTGATGATGTTCTGAATATTGCTGAGGAACTGTATAACTTCTGTAAAGAAGAGGCGAAAACTGATACTCATCAAAAGCAGCAGCAAGAATCGCAAGGACAGCAGTCTTCTGAGAGTTCCACCGAATCAACAGATTCTGATGATTCTGTTGATAATGAATCTGTAGAAGGTGAATCTTATGGTGGAACTGCAGAAAAACAACAATTTAATCCTCAAGACCCTGGTGAAACTGTTGATGAAGGCATTGAATTGAAAACTGTAGATTCTCTAGAAGATGCAATCAAAGAACTTGCATCAATGGAAGGGTTTGAGAATGTATACGCTGAGATTCCTAAGTTGAATCTTGAGAATATTATTATTCCTAATCAGGAAATTCATAATCGTTGCATAGAAGAATGGTCTGATATCGCTAATCCAGAAGTTTTTGATTTTGTTGATGCTGAGTTTACTGAGTTCAAGCGATCTGCTCAGAAAGAAGTTAACTATCTGGTAAAAGAGTTTGAGTGTCGTAAGGCAGCAGATTCTTATGCCCGTTCTACGACCGCTAGCACTGGTGTTCTGGATTGCACTAAACTACACACCTACAAATATAATGAAGATCTTTTCAGGAAAGTAACTACTCTTGCTGAGGGTAAGAATCATGGTCTTATCTTTATGCTTGATTGGTCTGGTTCTATGTGTGATGTGCTGATTGATACTGTTAAGCAGATGTTCAATTTGGTGTGGTTTTGTAAGAAGGTTGGTATTCCTTTCGATGTTTATGCTTTCACAAATGAGTATCCGAGATTTGAATATAGTGAAACTCATCGGACAAATGTTCGACCTTCACTTTATGAAAAGAAACCTGGTGTTCTTGCTTTCTCAGAGTGGTTTTCTTTGATGAATCTTCTTACTAGTAAAACTAGTGCCAAGGAATTGGAAAAGCAGATGCTCCATATCCTGAGATTTGCTTATGCTTTCAATAGGAAATATTATACGCTATATCCTGTTCCTACTGGATTGGGTCTCTCTGGAACTCCTTTGAACGAAGCACTCGTATGCCTTCATTCAATTATTCCTCAGTTTAAGAGGCAATACGGTCTTCAAAAAGTTCAGTGTGTTGTTCTTTCTGATGGTGAGGCAAATCAACTTAACTATTACAAAGAAGTTCATCGTTTTTTCGATAAGAATCCCAGTGAACCATATCTTGGAACTGGTCGCCTTGGACTCAATTCGTTCTTACGTGATCGAAAAACTGGTAATACATATTCTTTTGACTGTGAATGGTATCAGTTCACTGATGTTCTTCTTCGTAATTTGAAAGATACATTTAAGGATACTAATTTTGTTGGTATTCGTGTTCTCGAATCTCGTGATGCTAAAGCATTTATTCGCCGTTATTGTGGTTGTTATGGTGAAAAATATGACAAGGTAGAAATTGCTTGGCGAAAGCAACGTGCATTTTCTATCAAAGACTCTGGATACAATACTTACTTTGGTATCTCTGCAAATTCCCTTTCTCAAGATTCTGAATTTGAAGTTGGTGATGGTGCATCCAAGACTCAAATTAAAAGTGCTTTTGTCAAGAGTTTGAAGAGTAAAAAGATGAATAAGAAGATTCTTAGTGAGTTTGTTGATCTTATTGCTTGATAAATAATTAGAAATTTGAGATTTGGAACCATGTCTAGATTCGGAGAACTCATTGGCAGAGATAAGCCAAAAGCAGTAGCACCTACTCCAGCACCAAAACCAGCACCTGAACCTAAAGCAGAAGCACCTAAACCTCCTGCTCCTGCCCCAGCACCAAAAGCAACAGAACTCTGAATCCAATTTCTAATCTGTCACAAAGGGCACCCTGTTGGTGCCCTTTCTTGTGTATAATAACTTCAGTTGAAACAAACAACCAACATAATGTCCTTCTCCGCTGATCACATTTGTACCTCTCTCAAATCTACTTATGGTGAGATGGTCACGACTGCTGATATCAAAGCTTGGTGCGCTATGAATGGTGCAAACTATCAAACAGTTACCAATAAACTTTCCGAATATAAAACTTCTCGTGGTCGGTGGAATTTGGAAGTGACTCCTCAAAGAGTTGAAGAGATTGAGCGCACTTATGAAGCACCAGCAGCAATGCCTGCTATTGAACAAAACCTTATTCCACAGAAAGATGATTACTTCGTCAAGTTTGGTAATTTTGGTGACCTTAAAAAAATTATTCAGTCCCGTGTATTCTACCCTACATTTATCACGGGTCTTTCGGGTAATGGTAAAACGTTTTCTGTTGAACAAGCGTGCGCCCAACTTGGACGGGAACTTATCCGCGTAAACATTACTATTGAAACTGATGAAGATGATCTTATTGGCGGTTTCCGCCTTATTAATGGCAACACCGTCTGGCACAATGGCCCAGTCATTGAAGCACTCGAACGAGGAGCTATCCTGCTCCTTGACGAGATCGACCTTGCCAGTAATAAAATTCTCTGTCTCCAATCTATCCTTGAAGGAAAAGGAGTATTCCTTAAAAAGATCGGAAAACGGATTGACCCTGCAAGTGGATTCAATGTCATCGCCACAGCAAACACTAAGGGTAAAGGTAGCGACGACGGACGATTCATTGGAACTAACGTGCTCAATGAAGCCTTCCTTGAGCGATTCCCAGTAACCTTTGAGCA